CTACCTCACATGTACGTAGGCTTCATTTGCTGTTACATAGTATGTTTTACCTTTGCTATTGTGTACTTTATATTGTGACGATCCATTGACAGTTATTTTCGCATCAATCGTGAACCCTAATCCTGCATCTACAGAACCAGCAACATCTTTATCCTGCCAAGATGGAGCATCATAGAAACGTAGATTGTTAACTTTGGAAACAACGCGTTTCCCTACAATAGATGAATCCACTGTACTTTTCTTATTAAACTTCACATAAGATGGATCGTTCTTAATCCACTGATTTCCACCAAGATTTAACCACCCATCCTTTTCAGCCCATACAATATAAGATTCTGGTTTGTTCAGTTGACGAATCTTAGAATAGCTTGTACCTGGTCCTTTACGTAAGTTAACGTTGTAACCCTCAATATAAGCAATCCCATCTGTTACTGCTGTCGATATTTCTGCTGGTTTAGATGGCTTATCAGGAACAGAAACGTCCACGCTGCTAGAATTATTGTATGATCGTTGTACATCTGCTCTAAATTGTGCTTCTGAAACGCCATGAGACTTTAAGTAGTCAAGTGGATCTTCATGATCTGTACCGCCGAGATGATGTGTTACATCGCTATGTGTCCACAATCCTTTTTCTACAGATATCTTGTTATCTTTCAAAATTTTTGCTAAAAGTTTTACATACTTTTCATAAGAACGCTTGAATTTTGCATAGTCCGCTGTTTCGCATAACTCTACATGTACAAATCGTTTATTAGCAGCTGGTCCACCGCCATAAGCAATGTACTTTGTATCCGCGATTTGGATTGTTTCATTCCAGTCAACCGCATAGTGAACAAATGCGTTTCTCCATGTACGAGACTCATACTTTTGAATGTTAATAGCCGGAGCTTCAGGAGTCGCTGTACTATGAGCCACAACACCCTCATATGCACCTACACCATAACGGTATGGTTGTTTAGGTAAATCAGGAATAATAAGCGTTCTATCAGCAAAAGCACTTGTTGCAATAGATAAAACTAAAATAACCGCAAAGACTACAGAAGAAATATGTTTTAATGTCTTTTTCATTTTTCATCAACATCCTTTTTCATAATTTTTGTGTGATCAAATAATCCGCTTGCCGACAGTCCAATGATGATTCCTTGAAATACATTTGTTTTTATATCTCCGCCCAAAAATAAAACGCCTAGCACAATGCCAAGCGTTAAATTCAATAGCGGAACATATTTTGTTTGTAATCCAATTGTTTTCCCAATTTGTGAAATACCTACTACAATGCCAATCATTACAGCTAAACTAACCATTACATACCACTTCCCTTCAAAAAGAAAGTGAGAGCTGCTCCTACAATTCCACCGACAATAAGTCGTAAAATCCAGGTAGTATTTGCGCTAATTTTATCTAGTTGCTTGTTGATATTATCAATATCTTTCTCGTTGCCTGTTGTACGCATTTCCAAACTTTTAATCTCTAACCTTATTTCCTTAATTTCTTGCTTAATTTCTTGAACATCGCCTCTTACCTCTTGCAACCCTTCCACTTTGACCACCTCATTTCAAAATAAAAAGAGAAGCGAAATCGCTCCTCTTGATCTATGAATTGAATTTATTCACTTGTATATTGTTTTTCGTACTTGTCATTCTTTAATCCAGATTCCTAAATCCCAATCAACCTTAATGCTTTTTTTTAAGTTACTAAGCGCAATTGCAATTCCGACACTAGTTAAACTACAATTTTGAATCTGTGTTTTATCTATTTTCTCTAAAAACATATATAAATAGGGTGCTACAATTTGAAGATTTTCTTTAAATAATAAATCTTCATTCTCATGCGTAGCAGAAACTAAATTAGGATACGCCCTTTTTAGGATGTTTATATAATTGACTGCCCCAACACTAATCGAGATACACCCTGTATATTGTAAATGCTGGTAGAAAAATTCTCCCTCAGGAACAACATCAGTAAATCTTTTTATTATAAAATTCAACTCTTCTACGTGAAAGATACTTCCCATATTTACATAACGCAAAATAAAAATAACAGTAAGCATATTAATTTGTTTCGACGTTAACTTAGGTAATATTTCTAACGCTTCATTGTATACTATTTTCACCAAAGTCTCGTCTTTAATTGTAGTTCTATCAATTAGTATATCTACTAATAAATCTGCAATTTCTTTATCCCCACGTCTTGCATGATTTTTTTGTGCTTCATATATCATAAAACGCAAATCAGCATCCTCTGTATTTTTCAATGCTTCAGGATTTTTTGATATTAAGCGTTTCAAATACTCATTAATTATTTCTTCCGCACGTTCATTAATAATATTTTCAACAGTTTTTCCCAAATCATAAAAGTTACTTTTAAAAACATCCATAGCAACTTCTTTTACAGCAGTATAACTAAGGCCATTATGTTGTATAGTAACATTTTGAGCTTGTATATTTGTTGAATCGTCCCCTGCATGTATTTCTTTTTTATTTCCAATCATTTTTTATCACCGATTGTAACGTTAACATCATTACCACCTTGAATATTATTAGAATTATTCCCTGAAGTAATGGTTTGACTTGGCTGACTTTCATCTTTCTTTTTCTTTATAAAACTCCCAATTATGCCGGCTAGTAAAGTCAATACTACTCCGCCAACCCCACTAAACACTTTATTATCTGCGATCCAATCCAACATAACCCTTCCTCCTTACATGAAATATTTGTAATCAATATTCATATTAGGGATTGATTTAGTTGTTGTCTATACTTGTTCGTATCTAACAAGTGGATATTTATCATTTAATCCTCTTTCTAATCCACACCTGTTACATTTATGAATATATTCAATATGGTCTTCAAGCATTTTCATATTACTGGTTACCACCATGTCCCCTCCCTTACAAGAATCGCATACATATTTAACACCAACTGGCTTAACTGCAAATTTCTGTTCCATCATTCACTTCCTCCTCACAAAATAAAACCATACAATTTTTTATTCTGTACAAAAGCCGTATTTTATACAAAATAAAAAAGCGACATATTTGACTGTCCCTCTTTGGCTTATTCTTTTTCGATTGGTGCGACTTTTTGTGCTGCTATTTGTTCTTCAAGCATTTTAATTCTCGCTTCCATTTCTGCCTTTTCTCGTTCTAATTCTTCTTTTGTAGGTGCGAAATATATTGCTTTTACTGATTTTTCAATTTCAGGATCAATTGCCTGTAACTCTGCAACTCTTCCATTCCAGACGACCTTATAGTTTTGTATAGTGTCTGTTACGTAGCGATCAACTCGAAAAAAATGTATATAATCGCTACTCGGTATAATATGTTGTCCACATTCTAACCGTGTTATATTCCCTGCTTCGTCTGAATCACAGTAAATGCATGTTTTATATCGTTCATACAAATCGTATTGTTCTTTCATTTCCATTCCCATCACCTTTCTTGCCATGCACTTAATAACCTTGCATAAGCGGTATGATTGGCACTATTGGATGCTAATTTCAAATAGATATACTTCATATTTCCTGTTGGTACACCCAGATCAATCATGGCATTTACATAATAATCATTCGCAATCGTTTTGCTATGCATGGTGTACCATAAGTCCTTTCCGTCTACATCGGTTATTTTCACTTGTGCCGATGAACCCGGATCAATTGCAAGACTCAACGCAAAAACTAAATATCTGCCTGTATGTTTTAAAGTGAAGTAATTACAATTCGACCATGTTGTATTACGTGTTGCATACCAATAGGCGCTATAATTTACACCTGGTGACATAAACGGCGGTTCATGAGAACTAACATTCATATCAAAGTTGGCTATCCCGTTTATGATTAGATTGTAACCATCTTCCCGTTCTATTTGCACAGCGCCTTTTTTTGAATACAGACCACGATAGTCCAATCTTGCAAAGGAATCTGATTTCCCTGTATTGGCCGTTATACCATTCGAGTCCAAATTTATTGTTGTTGGAAGTGGACTTGTTAAACGTAAATCCGTTTGAATCTTTTCAATCTTCTCTCGTACTTCATCCGGGTTTTCTGTCCAGCCAGTTAATATACTACCTTCTTGAAATGCCATCTCAATCACATTTAATGTACCGGATGCCATCCCATTAAAAATATAAGGAGAAAAATATAAATCTTTATCTTTTGGTGTTAAAAAAGTGACGTATAACCTTTTCCATTGTTTTGATAAAAATGATTGATCATACTTAATAATTTCAACCATCTGTCCAGCTGTATCTTTTGCTGTATGCGCCCAAAAATGAAGTGGAGTTGTCGCTGTCCCATTTCCTGCTGCTGAACCGTATGCCATTGTAGAATACGTATAATAGGTATTTCTTTTCAATGGTATATTAGGTTCAAGGTACTTAACCCCTTGTGGCATAAGAACCCTTAATGTTCTCTTTCCGTTATATAAGATTGAACTATCTGGAACACCGCCACCTTGTCCATTGTCTCCCCACAGCCGATTCGCAATAAAGTCCGCTGTATTTTTCAAAATATTACTTCCACCAGATGTTTGTTCGTCCACATTCTTTTTCGCTTTCGCTTGGATAACTTCACTTAGAGCATCTACAGCTTGATAGTATTTGAGCCACGTATCACTCCATACAGTAGGGTTAATTGAGATAGCTTTGTCTTTGTTTCCGATAGAAGTATCCCATACATCAACTGGTGTAAGATTTTCTAGAAATAGTTTTAAATTCGTGTATTGGGTTGCTACAGCGACATAGTTCGCATCTGAAGTAGGTATCCCTATGTTGATTGCCTGTTTACGAATAGAATAAAACTCACCTTTCCCTCCACTGTCTAAGGCGATAACGATGGGCAAAGTACTTGCTGTATCAGGCAACACTGTTCCGATTATATTTGCTAGTTGTTCTTTAATATATCTTCGTTCCATAATATCGATTTTGGAATCGTCCACAAAATCTAATAATGTCTTTGATATATTTTCCGTTGCTTTTTGAGCCGTTTCTGCTATTTCTTTCGCTTTTAATACAATCAATCCGTTCAAGACATTTTGCGCTTCAAAATAATTCTTCAAACGATTTTTATACAATTCCCCATCGATTATAGAATCTTTTTTCGTGTTTGAAGGCGCTAAAATGGCAGCCTTGTTATTTTCATCAACCAACACTGTTAAAAAAGTTTTTAATTCGTTGTACCTTTGAGTATACATATCTCTTTCTGCAATCTTTTCTTCTGCCTTCCAATATCCAAGTACGATCTGTATCATGGCTCGATACTCATTTTGTATTTTATTCCATTCAGAATTAAGAAACTGTTTTTCAATTACGCTAATCACATTATCTTTAGATACATTATCAATTAAGGTTTCTAATCTGTTTGAAACCTTTAATGGATCATAACCTTCTTCAAAAAATGTACCTGGTCCGATTCGGACATTATTTGCTTCCAATTGACCAACAACACCTGCTGAAGTAACAAGCCCTTCATAAGTAAGAGCTTCTTTAAATGTTTTTCCACCATCTCGGCTAATACCAATACCAGCACTGGTGAAGGCTACAATATTATTTGGATTATTAGGGTCAACACCAAGTATGCCATTCTCAAATGTTAATTCTGTTTGAACATTCTTAATTGCTTCACTTGCACGTTTAACTCCTTTATCTAAGGCATTGTATTTAATTTTCCCCTCTTCATTTACAATGCCACTCATTGCCTTCTGTACGGTTTGAAAAAGTGTCCCACCAAAAGATTTTTTATAGTTAGCTAGTGTAACCCTACATGCAATCGGCTCTAACCTTGCATTAAATACTTCCTCAACCTCCATAATTCTGGTTTCAATATCAATATCCATTGGCTCATAAATTAAAAGAACCCGATCCCCTTCATTCGGCACATTGTAAGGGTATCCGGCTTTTCTCAAATCTATAAAGTCAATTGTCATACTAACAACTGGCGTGTCCTGTAGATTTTCTTTTAATGCCTTGTCTAATCCATCTATGGTTGTAAAACGTTCGTCATCTATGGAATCCGCTTCAATTAGCCCGAATTTATGTATATTCGGACTGGTGTATTCTCTCTCTAACCCGTCTTTACCATATCCACGAATATAAGTCGCAAGGGGCTTTGTATCAATGTCTCTTTCAAATGTTTTGATATTGAAATTGTATCTAAACTGAAAATCAGTATCTTCCCCTATTTTTTCTTTAAAGCTGGCGAGATTTCCACGAATCGATATTTCTGCCTTATAGCGCTCTAATTTCTTTTTTAGTAACGCCAATCGATTTTCTTTTCCAAACTCTTGAAAATCTTGTGCATAAAATTGATCAATAATTACTGTTTGATATCCTGTCCCTTCAAAGACAAAATCAACTGCATCACGAAAAGTCATGCTACCGTTATGAACTTTGTATTGTTGCTTATTCAGCATATTCACGTAAAATTCATGAATACATTCAACTCTTTTATAAAACTTACTTTCAATTGTTCTTTCTGCTAAATGCTTTACAATATAAACTTCACCATCAAATTCAATTTTGCTTTCTTCTTGTACCAATGGAAAAGAATGTGTATTTTCTTCTGTAGGATATAGTATAAAACTGATTCCTTTTTCCCCATTCACCCTACGAACTCTAGTGATAGTTGGAAACCCTGTTAGTATCTCTGTATTTCCTGCTATATCAGTTACTGTAACTAATTCCAACATCGCACCTCCTCTATAAGTATTGGAAACGAAAATCGAATGAAATAGAAAAAGCGCCTTTAGCGCCTGTGATTTCAAATTCATTTATTCCTTCCCTTAAAGATATTACTTTTTTATTTGTGTTTCGAACAATGGACAAGCTGTTTTTCGTACTTCTCACTTGATCTATCACAATTGTATCTTTATCCGTTGTTGTGCCGTTATACGTCCATTCGTCTTTCGTTGTTTTGTTTTTAATCTTAAGGTTTTCAGAAGCACCTTTAAAGGTAATTCGTAAAGGTATTTGCCTTGGATCAATTTCTACTTCACCTTTATTATCAATAGAGAATGTAGCTGTTGTTCTTGTATACTCTGTTTGCATCTTTTCTAACGTCGATTGTAAGGATTCAGCAAAAGCATTCGCTGATTTATACTGAATTTCTATAAGACTGTAGTTTCCGTTTGCTTGTGGTTCTACTTCATACTTATTTGCCACTCGTACTTTCCAACGCTTCTCAGGCTCTCTATTTGTAACAATATAAAATGGAGATTGCGAAGCGAAAAGACGGAACAAAAAATTTCGAACTTTATAAAAATCATCTATCCCATGTGGTTCTGCGAAAAATAAAGATTTAATATCGTCCCTTGAATTAAAACTTCCACCTAAATCAATTTCTCCATGTCTCCCATCTAACTTTTCGTATCCAGTGTTATAGAAAGGGGAATTAGGAAGAAAGTTTAAAACAGTAAGTTTGTCATTGGATGAAATAACAAACTTAGAACCATCTTCCCGAATAATTGTAAGAGTTTGATTTGTCATCGTCTCACCCCTGCATTGAATAAATCTGTCTCAAATTTCTGCCCTTGCAATAGCTCCAATGGAGATATTAATAATTCTGCAAGAACCATTCTATCCATTACAATTTGTAATGGTCTTTGTTGTGCAAGATCTCTGTTACTATATGGCATATATTGTCCCTTATCTAGATTATCGTTGTCTGGTCTATACTGTATAACATTAGGATTATCAGATAACACTTCTCTCCATCTAGAAAGATTACCAACATCATAAATTGAAAGTCCTTCAAAACGTTCCATTTGACGTCCAATTTCTCTAACCATATCGCGCATACTCTCAGGAATATGAGTAATCCAATCGTTTTGCCAATCTCCATCCACAAAGATTGCATTAAAATATTTGGTTAGCGGATCGCCACCTTTAAAACTAAATATTTCTTCTGGTTTAATAGAACGAATACCATCAATTGCCTCTGTAACAGAACCCTGCAAGGCATCTCGTACTACAGAATATTGACTCTTAATCCCGGTTGCAAGTCCTTGCACCATTTGAACACCTGCAAATGCTAAATCATTGGATTTTAGCGTATTTACAAGAGACTTATAAGCATTTGTACCAAGAGTGCGGCTTTCATTTTCTGCCATATAAGATGTTTTTTGAATCCCCAGCGCAAAACCTTCACTAAAAGGTTTCCCCCCTTGATCACGTGTCAATCGTGAGGGCGAGTTCACATTAAGTGTAGCTTTTAACGCTTCAAATGCACCTCTAGCTAAACTAGACGCTACACTTTGCACATTCCATTTCCCATTAGAAATACCACTTGCAAATCCACTTGAAAATGCTTCACCAGGGCTAACAGAACTAACGCTTTTTAATCCAGAATTTCCACTCTCTGCTACATTAGAACCACTTGACCTTGCTCGTCCCTGGGTATTCTCCATACCTTGAGCGAACTCATTTCCACCTTTTTGACCGTGTGGCGTACCATTAACGTTATTAAAGCCAGCATGAGCTGAAGCTACAGCTCCAAGAGCACTCCCTCGGATATAACCATTTTGATTGACGATACCACTTGCAAAACCTTGGCCCCCTTGACTACCTGCCGGATTTCCATTAATCGTGTTAAAAGCACCATGAGCACTAGCAACTACTTGCAAAGCACTTCCTCTAATATAGCCATCTTGATTTATTATCCCTTGTCCTAATTCACTACCGCTCTTATTCCCTCCCCCGCCATCTGTTGTGCTTCCCATAATACCTTCCACTGCTTGTTTTTTCCCTGTTGCTGCATTTTCAGGAGCTGTATTACCAGCAATTCCATTTGCGGTTGTTTGTGAGATATTTGAGCCTTGTTGAGTTGTATCAATATTTGTTTTTTGTACAACCATTTGTCTAATGACTTCAAGCGCTGTATCTATGTTAATTTGTCCGTTTTGCAACCCTTGTGCAAGAGAACTCGCTGTAAACTGTCCATTAGGACCTAAATCATATTTTGTTTGATCGTCCAGTGTTATTCCTAACTTGTTAAATACCTCTTGTACACCGATGAATCCCATTTCCATGCCTGTTTTTAAAGTAGACATGATTTTGGTTCCATCTTGAGATAAATCAGTAGCTGTTAATTTAGATAAATGTTGTTGAAAAAAAATAAACACAGCGTCAATACCAACTGTGCCTTCTTTCAAACCGTTTACAAATTGTGTAGATGTCATTTTACCGAGTGGTCCCAAATCAATTTCTAAATTCTTTTTAAGATCCAGGTTTAATTTTGTTGCGATATCTGTAACATTCATTTGCTTTAATCCATCAGCAAAAGTTGTCATTACTTTGATGCCTTCCGCGGTTAAGGGTTTACTTCCCATTTCTACTCTCATTGTATTTATGAGAGCAATCGCTACATCCTGAACTTTATATTTACCTGTTTTTATACCATCAACAAACTCTTCGACCTTTACTACGCCTTTTTCACCTAAATTAACAGCCTTTGTACCATCTTCTAATGCATAAGCGATATCACTACCAATTTGTACAGCTTTTTCACGAGTTGATTGAAAAAGGCTATCATAAACAGTATTAGAATTGGCAATTAGTGCTTCTCCATATCTTTTTACCTCATCAGCACTTTTCTTACGTAAATCAGACTCTTTTGCCGCCCTATCTTGAAGTCTTTTAAATAAATTTTCATTCGTACTCTCGATTATCTCCGAATTCTTTACATATTCGCCAAATCCTCGACCTTGGATTTTAATTTTTTCAGTTTCAGCCTTCGTGATACCCGTTGTTAAATCCATTTCAATTCCCTTAGATTTTAACACTTCTTGTGCTTGTTGAAGTTGTTGCTTATATCCTTCTGTTATTAAAATAGACTGATCAGAGTATTTTTTATTAATTTGTGCAATTGCAATCTCTTGCCCTTTAGTGTCCGCTATTTTACTTTTTGCAAATTCTATTTCTTTCTGTCTTGCCTTATCTAACTCATTCGTCAATTTTTTGTATTCAGAACCTAAATCTTTTACTTTACCTTGAATTGTTTCAACAGAAGTATTACTGTTGAAGTTATCCATTGCTTTACCTATTTTTTGAATCTCATCTACGCTTTTTGAAGCTGCTTTTCCTACTTCACTATCGATAGCTTTTAAAGCTGTCAGAAAAACCGACTTATCAGCTGCAGTCATCTTATATATCTGTCCATTATATTGTGTGAGTAAGCTCTGAATTTTCTCATTCGCTTTGATAACTGCTTCTTCTTGCGCTTTGAATACTTCCATTTGATCATTAAGAATTTTGTCTTTCGCTCTTAATACCGCTGAATCTGTTTCACCAGAAAACCAGCTATCTAAATGCGCCTGAAGTTTCCCTCTATCTTTATTAATCGCTTGGATGGCTTCATCTGCTAACTTGCCGAACTCATCATGAGCACGTTGTACGGCTTCCCTTGCTTTATCACCAGTAAGTACTGGAATTTCGTCTAACGTCTTAAAAGCTTGTTCTTTTAAATTTACGTATCCTTCAAGTGCTTTTTTTGTACCTTCGCTTACACCCTCGCCGTATTTTCTGCTATCTTCTTCTGCTTGTTTTGCATTTTTACCAGCTTCAGCAAAAGCAAATCCTAATGCTCCTAATCCAATTACAACGCCACCAATTGTTGCAACAATCGGGTTCGCTATAATTGCACCTACAGCAAAAGAAAGCATTCCAAGAGCACTTATTACCCCTAATACTGCTGGAGCTAATAATAATGATGTACCATATACTTTTTTTGTACTATCATCTAATCCATTGAACCAATCCGCTACACCTTTAATTGATTCTTTTAGTTCAGGTATAGCTTGTTTAGCAATATCTAGAATCACCTTGCCAAGTGGTTCTAATGCAATTTGTAATTCTCTAGTGACTGATTTCCATTGCTTTGCACTTGTATCATAACCATCAACCATTTTATTCATTGCACCACTATAGTTTCCTAAACCCGTTTCCATATTGTTTAGAGATAACATAGTAGTAGCTTCGAGATCTTCCCATTTCACGCCAAAAAGTGCCACGCCTAACTGATTTACTTTAATTTGATCATCAGTTGTTCGTAACTCATTTAAAACGGCATTGAAGACATCCTTTGAAGTAGCTTTCCCTTCTAACATTGCTTGCCAAACTTTTTGTGTTTCCTTACTCATTTGGCCCATCGCTTCTGTTGTGGACTTACTACCATCTTTAACACGGATACCAAACTCTTTCATTACATCATTTACATAGTCGAGATTATAAGCACCATTTTTACTACCGTTAATCAAAATCGTAAACATTTCATCAGCACTAAATCCCATTTCATGGAACAAGGGACCGTACTCACTTAAATTATCAAATAACTCATTGGAGTAGTTTAGACCCTTTGCGGAGCCTTGCGCTAATAGATCAAATGCTTGTTGTCCAGATAAGCCAAAACGGCCCATTAATTGAGCTGCACCACGGGTAACCTCGTTTACATCAGAATCCATCGTTTCAGCTAAGATTTCACTGTCACGAGTTACTTGTTTTAATGTTTCATCATCATTAATATCTTTGATATTACGCTTTACTTTAACTAAAGAATCGCTGACACTAGCTAAATCCTCACCATATCCTTCACGCCACACTTCTTTTGCTACAGCACTAACTTTTAAGCTTTCTTCTCTCGTTAGTCCCAAACCAGCCTGTACTTTTTTATTCGCTTCTTCAAATTGACCTGCATTTACTACTAATGCACCAACACCTGCCGCTACACCAACCGCGGCCGCTCCAAATCCTTGACTTATTCTTGAGCCGGTATCTTGCATTGTGTTCCCAACTTCGTTCATACGTTCTCGCAATCTTCCAGAAACATTACCTACCTGTTCCATTCTTTCTTGTGTATCGCCTAATTCATTCCGATAACGATGTAAGGCTGCTGAAGCGTTATTAAAGGCTGTATCATTTCGGGAAACTTGTGCTGTTAATCGTTGTAAAGCTTGTGTGCCTTGTTTATATTCTTGCTGTAATTGATTATATTGAGCTTGTAAGTCTTTTGTTTCTTGTGCATTTTTGCCATATGCTTGTGTACTTTGCTGTATTTCTTGTTCCAATTGCTGCATAGATATAGCTAATTGTTCGCATTTTTGGCGCATCTCTTGTTGTTTTTGTTGTGAAGTCCTTAAAGCTTGCTCATAATGCTTCATTTTTTGTGTTTGAGCTTCAATCTTTTGATTTAAATGATTTGTCTTATTCTCCAGCTGATCCATCTCAGAGCCAACGCCACGTAACTGTTCTGAAGTATTTCTAAACTCTGCATCGATTCGTTTCAGACTTCGATTAATACCTGCAATCCCGTTTTCAAACTGATCAGTATCCAACCGGACACGACCACCAATTGTATTATTACCTAATGCCATTCAATCCTCACCTACCTTTACAACCAAGCCGGCGCTTGATTTGCTGTTGTCACTCGATTAGCTTTTTGTCTTCTTGCTAAACAGGTAAAGTAAAACGCAATATCCATCTCATTGATTTGGTTTTGGGTCATTCCTGCATCCATTAATAAGTTATAAATATTGATTATGATGTCTTGATGTTTGACTGTGTTTCCTTCGGCTTCATTTCTAGTTGTTCCATCAACTTTTTTTTCGCATCTTCTACCGTTTCCATTACCTGTATTGCCTCATTTAAGCGGCCCATGATTGTTAAACAAATAGAATGAATTGTAAGACTCAGAAACCATACATGCGTACCATCAACGAACTCCTGTGCCGTAAATTGGTTGTCATACACACGCGCTACGAAATTAGCTGCTCTTTCTATCGTTTCTTTCGGAACAAGCTCTGCGTGTAACTCGTCTGCTAGTGTAGATGCTTCAAAAGTGGCTGAACCCGGAATAAACTGTGGTAAATAAAAATCTTTTTGACCTTCTGTATTCTGTAAAGTAATTTTCATTCACTTTTCCTCCTAAATTAAAATAGGGATGACATTTGCCATCCCATTATTCTTATTCTTATTTTATTAAGGCGTTACTACAGGTGGAGTTGGTACTGCTTTAAACCAATTCGCTGCAACTGCTGCATCAAATCCAATTTCTTCTTCATCTAATCGATGTCTCCAGTTTCCATCCGCACGTTGAATTGCCTTACCTTTAATTTTTGCGCTTTGGAATGTTGGTTTGTCTTCTGCTGTTTTATGTTCATCACTTGGAAGTTCAAACTTCATTTTGTAATAACACACATATAAATTTTTTCCGTTGTCGTATGGTAAACGATACAATAAAGCTACATAAGGAGGAACATCACTTGTATTATCAACAACTTGACCTTTTACAACCTTTTTACCTAATAATTCCGCGTAAACCGTTAAAGACAACTTATCAACTTCTAACTCGATTTCAGTACCACCGAATGCACTAGCTGTTGCTGCCGGTCCGCCTTCTGCATAAAAAGTTGCTCCTTCTGCCTTAGGTGAAGCCTTACCACTAACTGTTTTACCGATTCTTTTCGGTGTAGTGTAAGTATATTTACCATCTGGCGTTTCAGTTAAAGCTGCATAATGTAAATCCCTAAAATCAATAATCATTTTTTATCCTCCTTAATTTATGACTTCCGTTACAAAACGAAAACCATATCGATAAATTTTTGTATCCATTTCATAATCTGGATAGGTGTTTAAACGCTGAAAAGACAGCTTTTTCATAGCTGCCTCAACTGCGGTTTTTAGTTGTGTTTTGATTGGTGACATTGACCATATATCAACTTGGTACATAACGTTTGAGGTTGTTTCCTCATTCTCCGCATACATTCCTGGAGATGTATTTAATTCAAAAAATGTAATCCATATAGGTGTATTGTCGTTACCTTTAACAAACTGATATATGAATTCTCCACCTAACTCCGATTTAATAACTGCATCTGTACGTAATACATCGAACACATCTTTATTGAAGTTCTTCATCGTCCTGTGACCCTACGCATAAATTCTCGTTCCATTGCTTGCAACACCTCTTTTTCACTCTGAACCAATGTTTTCTCTACAAAGCCTTTATGTGGAGGGTTAGGGTTTCTACTAGTTCCCCAATTTTGAAACTTCATATAGAAGTGAGGTGATCGATCCGCTTTATCCCATCCTATTTCAACGAAATAAGAACCGCCTTTTTTTACGACTCTTCCCTCTTCGATAGCATTTTTAGCATGTTTCCCATCCCACCACGGTTGCTTTGGTGTTGGTGTATTTGGTTCAGGTCCTACTGGAGAATTAAACTCTAGCTTTTGCTTAAATACTCCCGCACCTGCTTTTAATGCTTCTTTTGTAATTTTAGGGACATCTTGACCTAAACCCTCTAATTCACGAATCCATTCTTCTATACCGAAGACCTCTAATTCTGCCAATTGGATCGCTCCTCACAAATTAGGCACATTTCCTTATGCTGTTCGTCGATATCAATAACTGACTTAATCTCATATAGCTTGCCATCATACCTTGCACGCATTGCTGAATTGATGCCTTTTCGATATCGGATTGTAAAATTTATTAATTTAATAACAAACTCTGCATTCCCTTGAAATATTTCTGATCTAAACCCTGTACCAAATGGCGTTTTAGCCTCTGCCCACACCTTAACGAACTCTTTCCATTCAGATGGAATAGCGTTCCCTTCCTCATCTTTTGTTTCTGATGATTTTCGTTCTAGTATGATACGTTTATTTAATTTACTTGGATTCATTGGTTATCACCGCTATTGTAATCCCTTAATTGTAATATCGTGGTTTCTAGCGACTGCTTTAATGCAGGGACATTTAATGATTTATCTTGATTCTCATAGTTTAATAAAACATGCGTTATTACCGCGATTTTATATAGTGCCTTTTCACTTTCAGGAACACCTGATTGTAATAAGGATTCTTTTGCTCCATCGATTAGAAGTTGAATATCTGTATCCTCTTCATCTCCATCGATTTTCATTTTTCTTTTTAATAGCTCTAACATATAATCACCTATGATCCTGAAGCATTGGTTTTCGCTGATAATTCAACGCTTAACGGAGAATTCGATCCGTTATTTCCAACTGCTTTCACTTGATAAAAATATGTTGTATCACCAGTTAGGCCTGTGTCTTTATAGGTCGCTGTTACTGAATTCCCTACTTGTTTTCCATTGCGAAGTATTTGATACTCTTTAATGCCCCCATCATACACAACAGGAGACCAACTAATGTTGGTCGTTGTTACTGTTGTAGAATCAACTTTTAACCCTGTTGGTCCTTGGGGAGGATTAGGGTGTAGTCTGCACTTCAGCTATACGGAATGCTGATTTCAGTTTGATTTTATGGTCAAACCAAGCTGTTAAAACAAATAGTTCAATACCTGTTTTTACATCTTTGTCACGATCATAGATCATATTTGGATCGTAGTTGAAGTGAGAATATCGGAAATCACCAACAACTGGATTCACTGCTGAATCACAGAACTTAACTGGCTTCCCTAAAACTTGTTCTGGTTGAGCATTATATAAAGTTGCACTACCATTAGCAAGTGTTTCAATTATTTCTAGATAATCTGTGTAACGCATTTCAATAGTCGCATTTTCACGAAAATCTTCATGTAAATCTGCAACTGCTGACTTAATAGCTTTATATAAAGTTGCGCCTTTAACTGACTTAATGCCAGCTTTATAGAATGACATAGATTCTTCTCCAGCTTTAGGCGTTGTAGCAAATGCTACTTTCTTCTCTTTTGCTGCTAAACCACTTTCTAACGCTTGATCTACAGTTTGTACTAAGTTTGTATCAGTTGCTGCTAAAACAGTCTCTGAAATAGGTACAAACACCTTAAATTTATTACGCCCGAAGGTTACAACATCACCTTCTGCTTTCAATTCCTTTGCTGTTGCTGTATCAGCAATAAAATCATCATCATCTAATGTAAATGTAACTTTAGGGATTTCAAGGTTTGTTACACTTGTAAATGTAGATACATCTCTTAATGGGTTTTTAACTAATGGTTCATGCAATAATTCATTTGTAATTGTAGTCGGAAGAATCTTTTCGCCACCTGTTGAATTTTTATCACCAAGAGCCGCTCGTGCTTCTTGTGATAAGGTACCTCCACGAATTGTAGCTCGAACCAATTCTGCTTTCGCTGCAACTACCTTTTGTTTTGGATCTTCAATAGATTGCAAACCATTTTGAGTTTGAGCTTGAATTTGAAATTGTGCTTTCTGTTCAGCTTCCATCGTGTCGTGTTGTTCTTTAATTACATTGAAACGCATTTGAAGGTCTTTCTTGGATTGCTGTAACACTTGAAGACTCTCCATGGTTGCGGATGGATCAATCGCCTTCTGAGAAAGCTCATTCTCTACTTTTTGTAACTGTTGACCAATAGTAGATAAATTTTGTTTTAGTTCAAACAATGTATTTTTTGAGAAGTATTGAAAGTTACCAATAGATAATCGAAATTTATTTTTCATTAATGAATTCCTCCTAAAATTGTCTTTATATAGTCCGCGTTAGCTTTCGCTTCTTCGGCAATTTTCTGTCGTTCTAACATTTCATTGGATGATATGTTTGCTTGTGTATTTACTAATTGTTGTGGAACATTTTTGTATTCCCTCATCCATTTCTCATCTAGACATGCTGCCGCATTATTTGCTGAGATAATTTCATCACAAAGTCCATACTCCATCGCTTCATCAGCTGATAACCACGTCTCTGCATCTAGTAATTGTTTTAATATATCTTCATCTAACTTATCACCAGCACGAGTTAAATAGTATTGCATCATCGATTGGTTAATACGTTCAATGTCATCCGCTGCTTTACGTAGCTGATCAGCATTTCCTGATGCATATGTCCACGCATTGTGTACCATCAACATTGAATTAGCATACATAATGATTTTGTCTGAAATCATTGGTAATACTGATGCGCAAGAAGCACCTATGCCATCAATATAGGAAATAACCTTCGCTGGATGTCGCTGTAACATTGCGATAATAGCCATTGTTTCAAAGACAGATCCACCGGGACTATTGATGTAAAGGTTAATCGTTTCAATACCTTCACCTAATTCATCAATTTCATTTTTAAAAGTAATAGACGATATCTCGCCATACTCTTCCCATGCATACTTTGTAATTTCTCCATAAATAAAAACATCAGCCGTTTTACCATTGGCGGATGCTTTCATTTGGAAAAACTTATTCTGTTTGTTCTTTGCCACTGTTTTTCACCCCCTTCCGTTGAGTTGGCTCCATATCAATTGGATATAAATCACCGCTTACCCAAAGTTTCGAAGCATTACCACCAACAGGTGGTTCGTCTTCTTTTTGGCGCACATCATCTTGTGATAACCATCCGCTCCTAATTGCTGCTTGATAATACGCTGTTCTTGAAGCTGTATCACCTCTTAACAGACCTCCAAGGTTGAATTTAAAGTAATGTCCCTCTTGCCGTTCTTTTTTATTTAGCAACTTACGGTTCATTTCTTGCTCATACTGACGAACAATAGGAGTTAAAGTCATTTGAACAAACTGAATCATCAACTGTTCATTACTGCTATAACTTTGTCCTTCAGTGTCATTTAAAAATGTAACTGGAACATTAAAAACGTTAGCAACTCGTGAACGTGTAATTCGTTCTGATGCTAACGTGTCTGAAGCGAAATATTTACGCTCCATTTCTTCAATATTTACACCGGGTTCTCTAAATAAAATGCCACCATTTTCTTGATAAAATCGTTTAAAATCATCAATGATTTTTTGCCTCTTATCACTATCTACCTGAGTCGCATAATCCAAAATAAAACTATCTTTCTTCTGCATTTCTGACAAACTAAATTCTTGTACTGCCTTATCATATTCAAGAGTATTTCGCAAAACATCAATTGGACAAATACCTTTCCATCTTGAAATACCTGTGATGTGTTTGACATGAAACATATTCATATTGTGGATGTAATACGTACCTTCAATCCCACGTACCTCATACCACAAATTATTATCATCCTTATTCAAAAAAGGTGTTACATAAGCGGATTCAATAGGGATTAATGATTCCACTTGAAACCGAATATCACGAATGATAGCTGCATATCCATTTCCAGTTTCATTTCTAGAAACTTCAATTTTATTTATCCATTCAAATCCGGTCATGTTTGGATTAGGTTCATTCATTACAACATCAGACACTTGATTAACAACAGTGTCATAATCCTTATAAAGCTTTAATGGCAAAGATGCTACCGTATTAGATAATCTGCTAATCACACTAAAAATCGTCTCATTTGTAGCTAACTTTGCATTATCAATACCCCAAAACTTCCTTCCAAACCATGAAGTGAAGTTATATCCAGCACCTTTCCATCCTAATGACACTCCTTTAATCGCTCCTTTAACACGATTAATCAAATTCAATTTCTCACCGCCTTTCTATTTAAAAAGATCGTTAACTGATATAAATTCAATATTTCCATCACCTTGTAATTGAGTTAACATCGGGATTACTTCTGTATGAGCATTTAGAAATGCTGCAAAGCCATCAATCTTTCGATATTTACTCTGTTTAGATGGTAAAAAGTTCCCGTTTCTGTCTTCCACAAGCTTTACATTATTCATATACCAACGGAAAAGACGGTTTTTATTACTGATTATTTTCCCATCCAACAACAACTCTTTTACATCCTTTAATGCTGGACTTAAAGTTAAATGCCCTTGTCGAACTGGTTCTGTTTTAAATCCATATGCTTTCAAATCTTCATTTAAACGATACGCATTTGCAGGATCATAAGTGATTTTTTTTATAAAATACTGTTCGGATTGCTCAACAAACCAATCGTAAACATACTCATATTTCACATACTCACCAGGTATAATAGTGAGCCAACCTTTGTCTTTAAACTCTTTAAAGCTAATATTCTCGTTATCACGATCAACTTTAGCCTGCGGAACCCAACTGTGAGATAATACAAAAACATTTCCATCATCTAAAGGAAACTCTAAACAAGCGCTTGTAAAATCTTCTGTTGCAGATAAATCATAACCTGCAACACATTCTTTACCAGCTAATCCCTTTATATCAATAACTTCTTCATTCCTTTTTAATATCTCTATACCAACAAAGGACATTTCATCATTATCAACAAAGAGGTTAAATTGTTTTGTAATCCAGTCATTCTTTTCAGCATCTGTATGTTTGTCTGTATTCCAATCATCAATAAGCGATGGAATATCTAGCGAAACCCCCATATTAGGATTTGCTTTAATCCATAGTTCAGGATTCTCAATTTCATCCACACTATCCATTTCAGCCATGAAATAAAACTTTCTATCTTGGTCAATAACACCTTCCAACACATCAGTTGCAATTTCATAGTATTGAACAAGTGGTCCTTCAAGTTGATATCCTGCCGTAGTGATGTAAACAATCATTGGCTGTTTACGTGCGCCACGTGATTTTTTAATAACATTAATTAACTTAAAGTTTTTAAATTCATGTATTTCATCAAAAATACCAAGGTGTGTATTTAATCCATCTAATTTCTTACTATCTGATGCACGAGGTTCAATTTTAGAATGCGTTTTATCATGGAAAATCCCTTTCTGATTTTCGCGTAAATGCTTCCGAAGAAAGGGTGATTTTTGAACCATTGCACGACTTTCATCAAATAACTCTCCAGCTTGTTGTTTTGTATTTGCTAATACATAAACACGAGCACCCGGCTCATTATCTTTAGCAACAGCATAATTAGACAAACCAGAAATCATTGTTGTTTTTCCGTTTTTACGACCAATAAAAATAAGGCCCTCACGAAAGCGCCTATAACCTGTATCTTTATGAACCCATCCATACAAAGAACCTATAACAAAGTGCTGCCATGGTTGTAGAACTAACCTTTTATAGTCACCTTTTGATGGGCGACAAAACTTTTCGATATATCGTATAGGCCGATGAGCCTTTTCTTCCTCAAAAATCCAAGGGAATTCCTCGGTACCCTGTCTCTTCAAATCATTTAGATGACGTTGACAAGACAAGATATTTTTCTTACTAGCTATTATGTTCCCTTTCACGACTTGTTCTGCATACCAAGTTGTTCTTAGTTCAGGAGATGGATCTACCAAAATATTAAAATGCTGTATCTGTTCATTTCGCCAATTTTTATACCAATTAGCTATTTCAGATGGCTTAGAAGTCGTCGAAATCATCATCAGAATCTCCAGTTAACTCTTCCTGAAGCTTTTTACGGCTTGCTCCAGTCAACCCTAACTCCCCTAAATATTGACGAATCTGCTGTAAATACTTAGGTATCTCTGATATCAAAGGGTGCTTAGTCAAATTTGTAGCATTAGCTTTATTTGTATGCTCCATTGTCAGCCCTTCTTTTTTAACATTAGCTGCCATTTCTCTAAACATTTGATAACTGAAAGCAATCGTTTCAACTACAATAGGATCATTGATATCAGCCTTCCCTTCACCTTCTAAAACAGACCAAATACGAATCCAAGTATCTTTTCCTACCTTTTTTAAATGGGTAGGTGGTTTTCTCTCATTAAAGCCTTTATCCACGCTATCACCTCACTTACATTTTATGGATAAAAAGTGTTGTCTTATAAATAAAAGTACTCTGTTTTTGAGGTTTACCCCCCTTTAGAAAAACCACTTGCGCTACGCACGAAGGAGGCATCCGGTCTGGGCGGAAACGGCTCTGAACAATAAAAGGAGGGGGGCTATATTAGTTCTGTATTCGCTTTTGCTTTTACAACTGATATCTTTCTTTTTTTCTTCTTTTTTCCTCCACTCTTTTCAGGATGCTCTTTGTTGTGACATGCATTACATAAACTAATTAAGTTATCTAATGTTAATGCAAGTTCAGGATATTCACCTCTTTCTTTGATATGATGAACCATATCAGCAGGTACTGGTATCAATGGCTCATACTTCATGCACTCTTGACAACGGTAGTTGTCTCGTATCAGCGCTAGCTCTCTACATCTTCGCCAAGCTGTGCTGTCATAGAATTTCTTCGCTTCTTTATCTCGCTTGTATTTATCGTAAAACTTCCGTTGTTGTTTGGTTTTGTATTCATTCATTATCTTTAACTATCTTTTGAGCTATGACTTCACAATCACAATATAATTCAACGGTTTCAACTCCTACTGTATACTTGTTCATAACCTTCTCTAACTTCCTAAATGCACTTACACATTCGTTGATAGCTAATGTAAGTTCCTCAATATTCTCCTTCGCTTCTGTTGTATCAATATCAACTTGAGCCGACACTGTATTTCGTTTTTCCATCATTCATCCTCCCCAAAAATAAAAAGCATCCTAATGGATGCTTTGTTATTAACTATTCATTTGTACTTTAATTACGGTATATGAAGTTTTATTCTTTTTCCAATTACCTAATGGTTATGCATTCATATACACCAATACTATTAAGTAACTGGAAGAAGAGCAAAAGCCCCTCTCCGTTTACACAACGTGAATTGCAATTGAATGTGAAATCAAGAAACAACTGTTCATCCAATCTGCAACCTTCGCCACCGGTTATGACGATCCATTTCCAGTTATCAGGAATCTTGTGAGCAGTGTTTTCCGCCACTACTCACAATACAAATATAGCACGTTCAAAAAACAATTTCGTCCGCAAATAGTTCGCGTTTTAATTTATCTCATAAATCAATTCACCAATAACTTTATTTCCTAAATGTTTGGAAGTAATCTCGTATTCTATATGAAATGTTTCATCTGCCTTCACCATCAAAAATGCCGGAAATGCCATGTTCTTTTTAGCATTAAGTTCTCTAAAATAATATTGTAAAATCGTTTGATTTGGCTCTATATATATTTCGAAATTAAAGATACCCTCTAAATAATCATTAAATCTCTCTATTTTTCTCTCCTTAATTTCTTTAGTACTTGGTGGATATAAATCTAATGGTATATGTAAATGCGATCGCATTGATATAGGTCTAGGATAACCCAAATACTCCTCTAATTGATAATTTCTTGGGTGCTTTAAAAAATACTCTAAGAGTCCTTCTTCTCCCGTAAACTCTTCAATTACAGTAGTATTTGGTATTTCAATACTCTCCTGGGTAATTACCAATACATTAGACGGTATTTTTATGATTACTTCTATATCCTCATCATATGATTGACCATTGTTGCGAAGAACAAGTGGTATCAAATATAAGCTCTCAATATACTTCCGATAACTATAATACTGTTCATATTTATAAAGTTTGCGTAAGAAACTATCAAGTAACTTACCTTTTTCTTTTTCTTCATCTGTACCCTTTACTTCTACATTACCTGAAAACATCATCTTTTTTGTACTTAAGTTACCAACGTAAAAAAAACTGTTTTCTACTTCTACACCGAGCAACTCTTTGATTTTCCTTATAAATTTTTCTTTTTCAGAATCTGTTATTTCTTTATATTTAAATTTTTTTATTTCAGTCCCAAATATTTTTACTAATTCCTCATCTTCAGATATATTATTCTGTACATCTGCTTCCTCTTTACTTTTAGACGTAAGTTTGTACAATTCTATTTCTTTTATACTTTGTTTTAATTTTTCACTGGAAGGATTTGATGAGCTAATAGGCACATATATATTACGTATTTTATTGGAAAAATCCAACTTATCTTTATAGTAAAAAGCTACTTCTAAAGCCTTCTTTACTAAACCCTGACCTTTTATCTCTGGATAATTATAATAAGCCCACTCTTGTATTCTCTCAATATATTCTTCTCTAGTTATTCTTGTACCATTTGTAGAAAACTTAGAAAATTGATACACCATTGCACCTGCAATCTGATCAATTATCGATGGGTGTAGTACATGTCCCATCTTAGCTAGTAACCTGCTTACATTTTGATGTATTTGAGCCTCAAGCGCATCCAATTGAAAATTATCAAATTGTATTTCAATCTTTGAAATATATGACTTAATTTCACTTAGATCCTCATAATCCTTGTCTTGTTCCGAAAAATTTTTTTTCTTAATCTTAGTTACAAATCTAGATGTGGCATCGGTGCAATTGCCAATTAACATTAATTTATACTCTTCAGCATCACTTACATCTTCTATTAACTCTTTCAACCAACGAATAATATCAGCTTTGCTTATATTATTCTCGGAAGATTTCACCTGAACAACTTTCTTCTTATTTTCATACAACCATAGAATATCTACCTTATCATTGTTAGTATCCGGTTCAACTTCAACAGCTTTCCACTTATTATCTAAAACCGTACCTATTACCGTTGCAATAGACTGATAGAGATATCCTCTAGACCCTTCTTTTCCGCCCATATAATGTCCTCCACATAATTTAATAAAAACACGCTTTATTTCATTACTATTTTATCATTTTTTAATGTGAATTTTTAATTTATATTTGTTTATGGATTCACTATAAACCATAGTGTGTTGAATTGACCTATTCCGTTTTTTCCTAGAATAACAAGGCTTTGATTTAATTATTCAAAATGAATTTGACACTTTTCTTTTGTAGCTAATTCAAAAAAGACCTAAAAAAATATAAGTCTCTAGATTTTAAATTTCCTTTGATAATCATTTAGCGTATCTTGTTCTATCCCAATGTATCTTAGTGTTTCTTTTTGATCTGTATGGTTGAGCATTTGTTGTAACACTGCTACATCTTTAAACTGCTTGTAGTGATGGTATCCATATGTTTTTCGAAGAGAATGCGTCCCAATACGTTCTAAACCGAACTCTTTTGCTGCTTGGTTTAATATGACGTAGGCCATGGATCGAGTGATTGGCTTATTCTTGCCATTCCTACTCTTAATAAGAAATTCATTTTTCGGTCGCCCCTTCGCATACTCACGGATTGCCTTCTTTAATTCTGGAGGCATCTTCACTTCCTTTACCTTTTTTGTTTTCTTTTCACGAATAAAGATACTCCAACCCTCAACATCACGAATACGAAGACGTAATATATCTGATATGCGTAATCCTGTATTAATACCAAGAAGGAACAGAATGTAGTTTCTTTCATTCTGCTCCTTGAAAAACTCTTTCATTTCCTGAATTGCTTCCCTATCTCTAATGGGCTGAACAAGATTCATACATTCTTCACCTCTTCCTTACGTTTTGCTTTCTTCTTGTATACTTCCACTTTTAAATTAAACGCTAAACGTAGTAACGCTGAACCTTTTAACTTATAATACTTTGTTTTTCCTACGCCTAATTCAAGCCAAATATTTAAGTCTGATTCAATTTCTTCTTCCATGTAACTTTTAAAAATGATATATCTTTCATCAGGTTTTAGCGTATTCACAGCTTGATGTACCCAATCCATGTATTCTTTCCTTTGCTGCTCTAATTCAATTCGTTCAATAGCAACATCTTCAGTAGAACTATGAAACTGATTTGTAAATGCCGGAGGAACCTCTGAAAACATTGTCGTTACTTTCGGCATTAAATTACTTGGCAATGTATTCAAATACTCACGATAACTCCCCAGTACTTCTTCTACCGCTTTCTTTGTTTTCTTTGTATCTACAACTGGCATATTAAAAAATAACTGTTCTCTCATTTTGAGTTCCTCCTTAATTATTTTTACTTTTGTCTTAGTGCTCCACGTCTACGCTCATAGCGTGGTCCACGAATTCCCATTAAATCTTCTATGTCACGAGTACTTAATTTCTCTTTTCGTTTTTTCTTGCTTTTCTTTTTCGCTTGATTCGATTGCTTTTTCCATTCACGTAGCTGATCCTTTAACACCTTCATTTCCCCATCTCCCTTTTCAAAATAAAAAGGACACCTATTCCTAAAACAGCTTTAATTGCTGCTTTAATGAATTGGTGTCCTCTAGTTTTCTAGCCGGACTGTATTCTATTTTTATTTCCTGTTGAAATACTCTTTTGCTTCGGCATACCAAGCAAATATATGCCACAATTCACCATTTGGAGATGAATTAAAAACTTGTTTCCCTGCAACTTCTATACCTCTAGTTTCTTTAAACCACTTCGCAATCAATTCACACATTTCTTTGAATGTAACTCTCACACCGTTAGTTTTTTGGTTCTCTAAATCAGATTCTAAACTACATGGTTTAATTTCTTGATCTTGACCATTAACGTTTGCAAGATACTTAATTCCATTCATTTTCCCAACCTCACTTTCTTCCAAAAAGATTATTTTGTATAATCATCATTTACATCCGGTTATTTTACTAATAAAATACCATTAAATGGTAATGACCCTAACTATCAGGAGGAAAATCTATGCTTACGCAAATCGAAAATTTTCTAGTTTATGAATATCATTTTTTAGATGATTTATCGTTTATAAAACCTCTAAACGAATATCTAGATTTTAATCAAGAAGAAATAACAACTAAATTAAAGCAATTATTTTCTAGATACGGTTGGGAGGGTGATGGAGAATTAGGTGTTATATGGCTCCCTCCTTTTATAGACATCGATATAGAAAATACATGCGGACATTATGTTTTTCATGTGAAACAATCCAATAACGGGACATCTTTTTTAGCTTCTGACATTGAACTTCCCTTCGAAATACTAATAGAACAAAATGCTTTCCAATCAAAAATAGAAGCGTCAAACACTGAATCTACACATTCAGAAATAAATATTATTGAAACCGATGTGGAATTTTTTAAAAAACAGCTACTTGATTACAAAATAAAAATCCATAATGAATTGCAAGCAGTAGATAATCTTCCAAATACAGAATTAATTGACGAAATTAAGAACAAAATTTTAGGTTATAACCAATGTATGATAATACAACATTTACACGACTTTATTGATAACTGCTTCCTTTCAATACTATTGGAAGTATTCAATAATGGTAATAGTAACAACCTTAAATTAAAGAAAAGCGCAGTAAAAATTGATTTAAGTAAACATTCATTAAAAGGTAATACGTTGCCAAACAATTCTTGGTTTACAATCCAAATGATAATCAGTGATATATGGAATTCATTCAAATTTGAAAGCTTCAATGAAAAATTGATAAAAATCGCTAATTCATTTGATTATAAAATTCAACATGATTTAAAAAAGGAAATGCTTAAGCATGTAATTATCAGAAATTGCATTCAACATCATAATTGTAAACTCGAACCATCTTCATTAAAAAGCTTTGGTGATAAGTCAATTAGCGTGCTAAACAATAATAATGAAATTCTAGAAATAAGTCCCTGGAAAGCTATCGTTCTTTCGAAAAACGAATTATTTATCCTCATTAATTCTTTAATAAATTTCGTTGATGATTTTTCCTCATATGCAACAAATCGCACACTTAATCATCATACAATATAAAAATCATTAAAAATGTCTCTATACTTTTCAATTCAGTATAGAGGCTTTATTTTTGAAAGTTAGCTCCCAAACAGTCATCGAATTAATGATTAATACCCGTTATCCTATCTCTCAAAATTTTCTACCCCCTTCACTTCTTCATCATAAACGCACTCACTGTGATTAATATCTCCTGAAATTGAATAACCTAGATCGATTATCTTCCGACTTAATTCAAGATTCTTTTTCATTTCCTTTGTCATAAACTATTCTCCCTTTCTCTCAAATAACAATATTTTTCGATTTTTAATTTTACATATCTATCCATAATTGATATATTTATATTTATTAAAGCGTGGAGGTAAATTTATGGATCCAATAATCACATCAGCTGTAACATCATTTGTAACAACAATGGCAACAAACAGTACTAAAGCCCCTCTTCAAACTCTTGATAACTTGTGGTATCTAGCTTTTGGTAAATTTGATAACTTTATAGAAAAGAAAAGGATAGAACAGCAGATATCACTTGAAGCATATAAGAGCTCAATTACTGAAAAGTTATCATTAGTTGACGAAAACAATTTACAAGAGCCTAAAATGAGTATTGTTGGTCCTGCTCTTGAAGCTTCCAAATACTATATAGAAGAAGAAAGTTTACGAGAAATGTTCGCAAATCTGATTGCTGCTTCAATGGACAAAGAAAACTCAGAAAATGTACACCCTTCTTTTGTAGAAATAATAAAGCAACTTTCTGCTGAGGATGCTCGTAATATCATGTTGTTCAAAGAAAAAAGAGATTATCCAATTGTTCAGCTCCTAAAACTTCCAGTAAATGACGCTTCAAAAGCTGTTCTTAGTACAAATATTTTTAGCGGTCATGAATCTGATATTACTACTGGATTTGAAAACGCCGCTTCAATTACTAACCTTTCTCGTTTAGGATTAGTTTCTGTTTCATACGATCAAAGTTATAGCGATACACAAATGTATGATTTATATGAAAACTCAACACTACTTAAAGAAGCACGAGCACGTCCGGAAACTGAAGTAAAGTTTGCTTTTGACTATGGAATTATGAGAATAACTCCTTTTGGAGATACCTTTATAAAAACTTGTTTATGATGGCCAATAGGTCATCTTTTTTTAAATAACGCTTTGATTTCTCATTCCCCTTTTTAACAAAATTCAAATTCGATATTAATATCCGCTTGCTAGTCGATTGAAATTTTCTTCGTTCTTTTCTTTATACATTAGAACTACGTCATCCCATGTGTATCCAGCGAATTCGATAATCTTATAGAATAGATCCATAATTCCCATTAACGGTTTCTTCGCTCCTGCAGCATCCTTGAATTCAACCTTTCCAACCAGATAATTCACGTTCTTATCCATATGGAAAAATGCTTTGTTAAATCCGTGAACCTTACTTTCAGTAATAGTGACTTTTCGCAACATGTTTTCAATCTTGAAGTCCATTGCAACAGATAACCAAAAATGAAGGATATCAACCATTTCTTCTAAAAATGATTCTTTCGGCTGTTCAAATTTTGTGGACCATATCTTGAAAGCGTTCGTTACATTCCACGCTTCATTTACTTCATTCTTTAATGCGTATACCTTGTTAAACATCATGTCATAGCGTCTATAATTTTCTTTGTGCTTTGCTTTAATATCATCATCTAGTACCTTTTGCATTTTGAATAATTCAGTTAGATTGATTACTTTGTTTTTCATTTTTTTCGCTCCTTATAAGTAACTTTTCAATTTCTCTTTCTGTTTCTTCAACACTTCCAAGGAAAGCTTCGTCTTCCGCTTCTCGTTATCCAATCCCACCAAGTGATATTCCATCTTACGAATCTCACTCTCTACAATTTCAAGTTCGCTTTGCACCTGCACCGCGGTTTCTTTTTTCATTACTTACCACCTTTAAATCCAGCTAATAATTTTGTAATTTCATAAACACCGTTTTCCATTTGTTTCATCACTTTGCACCCTCTTTATTATCAATTTCAATCATTTCATCCTGTACTTCTTGAAGAAACTCTATATAACGTCCTAGTTCTTTCTGATCCATTGTAGATATGTCATCGTCACTTATACATTCAGTAATATCAATCAAACAGTTTTCTCTACATGTTTTTAAATTAGAATTTGTTACTGCAATTGCTCCTAATCCATATTCAAAAGTTTTATTCATTACTCAAATCCCCTTCCTATTTAGCAAATACCTAATCCTATCGGACGATTTGTTATTAATTCCTGATCAGCTTGGTCTATCACAAGGAGCGCAACCTCCGCCTGGTGCCTCCTCAACGCTTTTGCCATCTTTGGCAAGCTCATACCTTGTTTCCACATTTCACGAAAACGAATTACATCTCTTTCATCCCAAATGAAGTTAGCTTCCTCTAAAGCGATGTAAATCTTTAATCTTGATTCCTTCATAGTTTCATGATTACTTGCAATGCCCATAAGCGAACCTACTTTCTAAAAATAATTATTTTATCTTTTCAGTAAACTTAGTATCTACACGATCAACCTTACCGTTTATCCAAACTGCGACTTGCTCACCAAATCCGCTCATTGGTGGATTTACTGCCGTAACATTTCCATCTTTCACTATTAAAAGTTTGTTGCTACTAACATCAATTTCTATTTTTTTCATATGTCCCTCTCCCTTTTACTACCGCATATACTCGACAACCTCAGGTTTGAATCCACTTCCTAAATAAACCCTTACCGGAATTATTTCTTTTTTATCCCTTGCTGCCTTACACAATTCTTCAGCTGTATCCCAATTGAAAAACTTATCTACAGCTCTTTGAAATCTCCATATTGCCATTACATATTGTTCAAAGATGTCATAGCGATCATCTTGTTTAGTTGTGCGTGGTAACTCATCCGTACACTTTGCATTCTTTGGAACTTGGACGCGTACATCAGCGTATGTATTGCGTCCAGTTCCTTTCTTAACATTGGCTTTCATTACATCAAACTCACAAATTGCTGGCTCTACATCGAAAATATTTAGTTGTTTAGCCATGTGCTATTCCACTCTTTTCAAGAATGTCCAGTAATTCAGTCGCTCCTTCTTTACTTAGAAACATTCTTCCATCCAGCAATTCAATATTTGATTCAGATACTTCACCCGTTACAAAGCATGACTTTTCATGTTTTCTTAAAACAATGTTTTCCCCTTCAACATGAAAGCCTAATGCTGTACCTTCAGCAATTCCTAAAGTTCTGCGTAACTCAACTGGAATTACCACACGCCCTAGCTCGTCCACTTTCCTTGAAACACCTGTGTTTTTCATTCCTTGCTCCCCCTTGTTAACTTACTTTTTGTTGTTGATTTCGTTGTAACTCTTGTTTCATTGATTCAAATTTGATTAACCATGCTTGCCAACGCTTATCGTTTTCTTCTTGCTGTTGCTTTGCTACTTCACAGTTACAGCCTTCCGTTATAGTTACACCTGGATAAGTTTCTTTACGAATAATTCCTGTATTACGGCATAATTCACACATTGTTATTCCCCCTTTTTGAAGTTGCGTAATCTATAATTATCCCCATACATTTCTAACATTTCAGCGTTTTCCATCATCCGACTAAAATCACGTTCTCCATACATTCCTGCTAATTCGTCGATTGTAAAATTTGTAGTGAATAAAGTGCTTTTACCTATACGACTGTCTACAATTTCATTTGTCTTCGTTTGTTTCCAAGTAACGCCTTCTTTATCTTTCTCCGTGAATTCCGCTCCAAAGTCATCGATAATTAAGACATCAACTTTTGCTAGAAGGGACATAAGCTTGTCCTCTGTCATTTCACTGTTTTTATTCCAAGTTGATTTGATTTTGGTAAATAGCTTATTCATTTGAATAAACATTGCACTGTGACCTTTTTTCATGAGTTCTTTAGTGGCTGCCACACACAAATGGCTTTTCCCTACTCCGTAATCACCCGTTATTATCATGCTGGTTGGTTCTTCTCTATTGAATGAAGTAACAAAATTCATAATCGTTTCTTTTGCTTCAGCCAATTCTCTTTTAGTTGGTACATAATTTTCAAATGTAGCTTTCTTGAGTTTGTCATTTATTAAGCTGGTATCAGCAAATGAATCATATAAGTGAATGATTTCATTTTTCTTTTTTATAGCTAGTGTCTCTATAGCTAATTTCTGATCTTCTTTTTCTACCGATCTACATTGAGGACAAAACTCCTCATTTGTTTCTGTATCTATCAACATGCGTTTACTGCAAACGTCTTTAAATTTTTCTTTCCCTACTAAAAATACATTCGTGCACCTATTAGGCGACAACACATATCTTTGACTAGCGTTTCTTGAAGTCGTATTTGTCGATGAAGCTACTATCTTTTTGATTGCTTGCATTAGTTGGACCTCCTTTGAAAATTCCTTTTCGTTGTACAGACTTTTCATTTAAATAACTTTCGAATTTAGTTCCAAATAATGTGATAGGTCTTAAATAGCCACTCATTTCCGTATTATCAATCCATTGTGAAACCTTGATGTCAATTACCTGTTGAAAATGAGTTAATCTGAACCCTTCTTTCCATCTCACTCTAATTAAATCCTGAGTTTTTTTAGATGTATGTTTATAATTGGTTTTTGCTTTCATGTTGAGATAATCAACAATTTCTTGATATGGAATAGATTGAGCGTTGTCCTGAGTTTTTTCAGGACTATATTCTTGTTTTACTTCTTTATCTAGATCTTTATCTAAATCTTTATCTATGTCCGTTACGCCATCGTTACTTGTAACGTTACAAGTAAGTTTTTGTTGTTTTTTTCTTTCTCGATGTGCTGCTACTCGTTTTCTAGTGTCTTCTTTTATCTTTTCTAAACGGTCTAGATTCTGGTGGTTTCCCCAATTAACAACATTGATGTAATGATTATCGTCAATATCAATCATTCCAAATTTCTTAAAAACACTTAATGCCATCCGAACTGTATTTAAAGGTCGATTAAAAAGCGTTGCTAGCATATCTTCCGTATATGGGATATTCTCGTTTAAAAAAATATAACCACTTGCATTTGTTTTACCAGCTTGAGCTAACAACTTGATCCAAATGATTAATAATGTATCAGCTTCAGGCATGCTCTCGATTAGACGTATTTTTTCATCCTCAAACATCGTTGTTGAGAGCTTTATCCATTTCACTTTTACTTCAGACATAGTCCTTACCTCCTTGTGCAAACTGCTATGCGCGTTTGTCCACTTTTAATAATTCGTTGAATATCATAATGCGGATAACCAACTATGAAGTATTGCTCAATCATTTGCTTTAATTCATCTTTGCTTTTTGCTAATCTCCAGAACTTATTAGGTAATAGCACTTGATATTCAATTAAATCCATGTACTATTCCCCTACTTTCCGTGATATACTTATAACAACTTGTTTTTTTCAAAAGGACCCATTGCCGTGGGTCTTTTATTTTTTTCTACATCACTCCAAGCCCATTTCTTTATTGGTTCATAAGTAATGTAAAGCAACCATGCACTGCATGCGATAAACATTGCGAATACAACTAACGAGGTCGTCTCTTCCACTAAATCACCTCCTTTTGTGCTTCAAGCCAAGCTTCTAAATCCTTTTGTAGGAAAAGTAGTTTGCGCCCATCCCTAATCACTGGAAACTGTGGGTGGTTTGCTAATTCATAAACTCGACAAACTGCTATGTTTAGATAAGCTGCCGCTTCTTTCACTCTCATTACTTTATTTGGTTGTGCTTGTTGTTGAAATGAAGCTAATGCTGCTTCAATCTCCTCTCGAACAACTTCGCGGATTGATTCTTTAATGATTTGATCTAATCCCATTTCATTTTGCTCCTTTCAAAATAGCCAAATTATATTAAAAGTAGATAAACATACTAACCTTGATCGCCATGCATTTATGTATGAGATCGCTTCGTTGAAGTCTTTCTGCAAGATGTTGCAATAACTATTTACAGCAAATGCTGACTTCACATCTCTCCATGTTGCTGCAAAAAGTTTCTTTCTGCTGTCATGAACAACTTGATTCCCTTCCAGAAAAACAAACTCACTTACTTGATGTTGCAATACTGGTAATTGGTTCATTTTCTGTTGCCTTCATCTCCTTATTCACTCTCGAAACGCGAGTAGGATTATAAAAAAAATTATCTACCGATACATCAAAGAACTCCGCAATTCGCATAGCTATATTCCATCTAGGGTTCTTCTTTCCTTTTTCGATTTCACAATAATAGTTAGAAGAAATATCTAGTGTTTTAGCTATTTCTAATTGCTTAAGACCTTTATCTTTACGCAATTTAATTAACCATTCTCTTTTCATGTTTACCTCCGATGTCTTTTGTATGACCTTAGTATACTCGCGTTTCGCGAATAAGTAAATATCTTTTTTGATTATTTTTTGAAATAAAATAAATTCGCGTAGCGCGAAATAAATATTGATTTTGTTCTGTGAAATGTTATCTTTATTTATAGGGAGGTTTTATATATGAACATAGGGGAACGTTTAAAGTATTTAAGGAACAAACAAAAATGGACTATGAAAGATATTTCTTCCAAATTAGGAATAGGAGACTCAACCTATAGTGGATACGAAACTAATTACAGAAAACCAGATGCGGAAATGATTTGTAAATTAGCTGACTTGCATAATACAACAACTGATTATATTTTATGTAAGACTGACGATCCAGTTTTAGAAAAAACAACATCTTCTAATATTAAAGATTTCTTTGATAATCAAAAATTGCATTGGGACGGAAAAGAATTATCTGAAGATGATGTAGAAAGCCTTAAAGATTTATTAGAAGTTGCGGTCAAGAGAATGCTTAAATAAAGAAAAAGGATTAGCAAGATGCTATTCCTTTTTTTAATTGCAGATTTTTTTGAAATGATTTTAATTCAATCTCATTCAGTAGCCCTTGCTTATGTAATTCTTCCAACATATAAATTACATCTACATTTACATTTTTGCTCCCCAATAATACTTGTATCATTTGTTTAATCTGTACTTGTACCCCTTTATTCATCACTATAATTTCCTCCCTCTATTAATTGGTAAAAAATAGGTGTCGATTTTTTACTACTCATTCAAAAACCAACATTCTCCAAAAATTACGAAAGAGGCTGCGAAATCGCAACCTCTAACTTTTTATTAACTATTCAATTTTTATTATTAAAGCCCACCAGGCTCAGACATCATATATTGTACTTGTTGTTTAACTGGCTTTTCTTTACTTTCCTTAGTTGCTGCTCCTGCATTTAATGATAAAGTAAAAGCACTCATAATACATAAAACTGCTATACTAATTTTTTTCATCTTCATCCCACTTTCTTTTCTAATGATGCTAACAAACGCTTCACAGCATTAGCATAGTGATAGTTTCCAACTCGTTCAAAGCGCTTCAAAGCTTCTCTTAATCCTAGTATATCATTGTTAAATCTGGAAATATAGTACATGACGAATGGTGAATCTAAGTTTCTTTCCTTAGCTAATTCTTCAAACATTTTTATTGCTTTATTCTTATCTCCATATAAGCCTTCATAATATGCAACTTCAGATAAATCAATGCAAGAAAAATCTATTTTATCGAGGTTAAAGCCATTGTCTATATACAAGAAGGCTAATGTGGACTGAAAAGACTTATACTTTCTACTATCTTTTGAAATCCCGTTTTCGTCTAAGTATTTTAGACTTTTTAATAAAAATTTTTCAGATTTCAAAACATCCGTAAACAAATAGCTCTCTCCAAGGCAACATAATGCCGTTGCCTTTACTATAGGTGCTTCTAATTCGGATTTTAATATTGCATCACATTTAATTCTGCATGCTTCTAAATCTTCATTAAATAAATTTATGTAGGCACTTCGAACATTGTAATGTATCTCATGACAAGATTGTATAAATGCATTCTTTATAGTTATTAAGTTTTTCTCTACTTTATTTGAATACGGAAGCATTGCTCTATAATTGAAAATATCATACATAGAAAAGCTATATAACATATTTACTAGAACCTGAACTTCTGAATCATTTGCAAACATAATTTTATCCATGTCATCAATTAAAGCTTGTCCTCGTTTAATATTTTGACTTCTGCAATTAAATAACTTGTAGATTTTAAGGTATTTCCTTAAATGAATATTTTTTTGATGTTTCTCTATAAGCTTATCTATAACTTCATACTCACCAATTCCCTGACAATAACATAATGCTTTTCGAATGTTTAAATCTCCCGTACACAGCATGATAAATTCATTAAGAATCTCTTTTCGTTCTTCCATATCTTCAAAAAGAATCGAAGCAACAGGTAAAAACTTATCAAATTTCATCTCTGCAGTTTTACCACTTACTGCATCCGCTATTGTTACGCGGTCCACTCCAGTTTTTCGTTCAATATTAGGGAATGTCAATTCCCTTCTTTCAGATTGTTTTTTTATACGTTTCAT